CATCGTTCGGAGCGCTGGAGCCGGCCAGGGCGTAGCAGGCGGCGGCGCGGGCCATCTCGCCGTGGCTGTGCGCATCGTCATGCTCCGGCGTCCAGCCCTCCGCCTCCACCTGTCGGCGGCGCTCGGCCTGCACGTCTAGCCATGCTTGCGGCACCTGCCCAGCCTGGTCGGTCCGGTGGTGGGCGAAGCTGATAGTCCCGCCGAGCTTCAACACCTGCACTGCGAGGGCATCGACATTGGCCAGGGCGGCGTCGCGCTCCTCCCTGAGCACCTGGTTCTCGGCTTTTTCGAGTATCAGGTCAGCAATTGCGCGCAGCACAGGATCAACGCCGGGATACTTGGTGAACCCCAGCAGTGCGATGATCGCGCTGATGTCGGCGGCCGCGGCGTCGAAGGCTGATTTGTAGTCATTCATCTGTAGAAGCTCCGGGCGTTGGCGGGGTAGCTATCCGTCCACGCTGTAGGTCGCTCGCGTGGATGCTGTACTTACGCGCATTGCCCTCGTAGTGCTCCTGAAGCGAGCGAAGGGCTCGTGCCAGCGTTCCACCCTCTGCGGTATGCAGCCACGGCGCCCGCGTTCCATACCCGGCGCTTTTCACCTCGTACCGGGGCTTGCCGGAAGCACCGTAGTTGTCACGCCGCTCCACTCGCAGCGTCGAGAGCCGGTTGAAGCCGCTGGACTGGGTGCCGGTGGCGACCAACCGCTTTTCGCTGCTGCGGCTCGCATGAACCGTCCAGTTGTAGCCGGGCATGATCTTGACCAGCTCGGCCCTGAATTGGGATTGTTTCATTTCAGTCACCCATCGCGCCGTGGCCAGCGCATTCGCCGTTGCAGCCGTGTTCCATGCATTCCGGGCACGGCTCACCGTCATCTTCCTGGTCGTCGCTTTTGATGAGGACCAGGCGTCCGCCACAGTGGTGACAGAACAGCGCGCCGTTCTCTGCTGGTCCGTCCTCAATGAAGCTCCAGGTCTGGCCGCAACCTGTTTCCCAGATGCCGCTGCTTTCGGTCCATTTGCACGACGGGGATGCCGAACTGGTCGGCGCGTGCGACAGGGCGGCACGGGTCTGCCAGGCTTCCATGCTCCGCGCTGTAGCGCCGCAGTAGTTGCACTCTGGACCGCGTGTACCATCGCCGCGAAGCCAGCCCGTGGGGTCTACCTCGCCACCGCAGAAGGGGCAGGGTGCTGGCTCAACATCTCTGCCTGCCTGCTCTACCGGTGCCGGCGGGTCACGAAGCGGTGTGCCGGCCAAGCCCTTGGCGGCCAGGTAGTTGGTGGCGCGCGCCACCAGGTTGCTTTCCGGGGCATGCCGCTTCAGGGAACTGGCCAGCATGCGAACCAGCATTGCCAGTTCCTGGGTGCGTTGTCCCTCGGCGCGGCCGATGTCGTAGAACGGACGAAGCCAGTGATCCTCCGCCGGCGGCTGGCTGGCCTGGGCGCCGAACGCTAGCGCGCCGGTGATGGCGTCTGCGATGACCTGGCGCTGGTCGATTGCCGACTGGGCAGGCATGTCATTGCCGTGCGCATTGCAAATCGCCGCCATGTTGCGTAGAGACTCCAGCAACTCTTCCTTGTCAGGGTTTATTCCGGTGTCATGGCCGATGGCTTCCCATGCTTCCAGTACGGTGATCACCTCCGACCGGAAACCGGAGTACCAGAGTTTCACGGCATCTTCCTTGGCGAGCGGGTAGCTGAGGCCTGCGGCGATCAACTGGTCTTCGGACGGCGGCGCCTGGTCCTTGATCATGGCCAGCAGGCTCTCGGCTGAGGAGTGAACGTCGTCGAGGGCCGTCGACCAGCGGTGCGGGCTGGTGTCGTGGATGTTGTCCAGGGCTTCGACGATGCCGCGCAGGCGGGTGGCGCACTGCTCGATCAGTTGGTGTTGGGTAGAGGACATGGTGGTGTCTCCGGTTGCTCCGGCGCCGGCGGCCGGCAGCGGAAGCATTTGCACAGGCCTATCCGTTGGCCCGTGGTGCGGCAGATGGTGGGGCGGTTCATTGCGGTGCTCAGGTGAAGAGGGTGGGCTGGGCGCTCTTGTCCAGCGCCTGCTGGATCTTGGTGAAGGCCTCGGGGTGCTGCTGGTCGAACGCTGGCATGCGGGGCGACTCAACCCAGGTGCCGCGCTCGGCGCCCTTGTCGAGCCAGGTGCGCGTCCAGTTCGTCGCGCTGACGCCGCATTCGGCGATCTGCTTCGTTGTGATGAAGCCCTGGCGGCGTAGCGTGGCGATCACCTTCAGCGCGCCTTCCTTCCATTGGGTGAGCCGCAGCGGAGCCGGAACGCCGGCAGGCACGTCGGGGACCACGATCGGGACGTGGCAGCGTTCAGCGGGGTTCCAGTCGAAGAGTTGCGGCCCGCTCAAGTGCTGGAGCCAGTGGCGCAAGTGGAACTCGGGGAAGTCGACGAACTTGCCGTCGCGCCGACGGTGTCCGCGGGACGGCGCGAGCACTGCGATGCCGCACATTTCAAGCAGGCGCGCGATTCCGTGGCTGGCCTCGGTGATCCGCCCGACAATGACCAGACGGTGATCTGGCCCGGGCGCCCCGTACCGGTCGTGCCAGTGCTGCGGCAGGATCTGGTCGGCCACCTTGGCGTTCAACTGCAATTTGGCCTCGACGCCGATCTGCCGGCCATCCTCATGCACCACCAGGATGTCGAACCCTGCAGTCTCCGGGTAGCAGGTCCAGCCGGGGACTCGGTTGAACTCGTCGATGAACGCCGCGCAGAGTTCGGCCTCGCTCTGCACCAGCGGCGCATTGGATCTGGTCATGGTGCATTCCTTGCCCCGCAGTTGGGGCAGTCATCGAAGCGCTGATGCTCTGTGAGGAAGCGTCCGCAGCCGGCGCAATTCAGCCTGGTGCTGTAACTCAGGCGGAGCTGGCCCTGGTGCTCCGGCTTGGGTAGCTTCAGGCCGAACAGCCGGAGGGCCTGCTTGTGGTTGAGGGAGGCCGCCACCGCAACAGGCCTGGCATGCTGGTCGATGTAGGACTTCGGCCAGGGCGCGTACCCGCGCGCGGTGAGGATGCCGGCGTGGTCGAGCGGCCAGGTCCGTGCGGCGGCCAGGTTGGACGTCCGGCCGGCGGCCTCGGGCATCCAGATCAGGCAGTTGCCCTCCCAGTCCCTGTCGTAGGCGACGTAGATGCGGTCATCCGCTGGGGCGGTGGCGAGTGCTTGCGTCCGGGACAGGTCCAGGTCCTGGTGATCGACGCCGTACTCGGCCCGGGCGCGCACGTATTCGACCGGCCAGGGTAGATCGGTTTCCCGGCACTCGTATTGCCGAACGGCCCGGTCGCGGGTGAACGTCTCGGCTTCGTCGAGGTTGGTGGTGTAGCCGCCGCCGGCGCGCCAGAACATGGCCCGGCTCCCGACGTTGCTGCGGCTGTCCTGCAGGTAGAAGAGGTCGGTCATGGCGCATCTTCCGCTGGACCGGTGATGTGCTCCGCGTGCAGAGCGCGCATTCCCAGGTTGGTGGCTACGGTGAACTCCAGCCTGGCGCCCTTCGAGTCCATCCAGCCGGGCAGCAGGGCAATTGCCTGGCAGGTGAGCAGCTTCTGTAGGTCGAGCCGCAGGTAGTCGGCCCACTCGAAGCCCGGAATCTCGCCGTGCTCGGCGGGGTTCTCGACCTGGTACCCGAGGCTGCGCAGGCGCGCGGCTTCGGCGTGGAAAGCGGGGAAGTTGTGTTCCGGCAGGCCGGTCATAGGCCCGGCGAGGTAGATGCGCTGGATCACGGCAGCAACCCCTCCCCGATCTGGCGGGCATGCTTGAGGCTGCCGGCCCTGATGCGCGTCCAGTTCTTGCCCCAGTCCTCCGTCAGGACGCCCTGGTCGCGGAAGAAGGGACCGTGCTTCACGAACACGGCGCCGCCGGCGTTGCGCATGACGAAGTAGGTGTTGTCGTCGATCGGCTCGTCCGCGCGGTTGTGCTCGATCGCCTTGTCGGCCGGCGCCGTGCGCCAGTCCGGCCAGGTGCGCGACTCGTTCTTCGCCTGCTTTGCCAGCAGGGCGTCGATGATCTGCGCGGGAGTGGCGCCGGTGCGCCAAGCCCCGTCCAGGGCCAGGATCACAACGTCGACCCACTCGGCCAGGTCGCCGGGGGCTTCTTCGATTTCGCGCAACTCTTTGCGGATGTGGTCGACGACGCCAGCGGCGCGCGACCCAGGCCCGAACGTGCGTTCGCTGAACCGGCGCTGGCGCTCCAGGTGCAGGTCGAAACGGAACACGTCCAGGCGGCCCCGGGCGCGGCCAAGCGCGTAGGCCTCGTCCTGGAACATCAGGAGGTGATCGCTGGTGCGTCCGGTCAGGACATCGAGATAGCGGCTGTGGAGCGCTTCAATGGCAAGGTGATCGTCGGGGTGGTTCTGGTTCGTCATCATGGCTGCACCTGCTGCTGTGAGCGGTTCCAGGGATGCCGGCGCCCGGGCTTGGGCTGCTGGCGCGGGGTGATGAGTGCGTCGCGCAGGCTCATGCCGGCGGCGACGCGGCGGCGGACGGTCGTTGCGTGGAC